GGCGATGAAAGTCTTCAATTCCGTTTCGTCTCTTCAAAGACAAACCCGACACAGGTCAGCCACACGATAAACTACGATCAGGAGACAAAGACCCTGAAAGCGGCTGCGGGTCTCATTCAGCACCTGACGCTCGGCGTGTCTTCTTTGAGTTCATCGCATAAGCCCGAAGAATACTTATATTGGAACGTTGAAGAGTTTGAGAGCGCAAGACTTGAAGACGGGTCAAAGAAGTATTATCTATACGCAAAGGTCAGCAAGACAACCGACAAGGGCGTTTTCTTTCTCTCTGAGAGCGCAAAAACGCTGAATGGTGTTGACGGTCATTACTGCCTCCTTGTCGGCGTTCTGAACAGCGAATACAACGGAGAGAGAAGTTTTGCCACGCTCTACGGCTTCACAGAGATATTGCCAGGGCGTGTAACGACCGACAGAGTTGTGTCAGGTGACGGCAACAGCTATTTTGATATGCTCGCCAACGCCATGAAGCTCGGGGATGCTCTTGACTTCAATTCGGCGGGGGACGGCAAGCTCAGAATAAAAGGCACAATCGTTCAGAGCCAAAGCGGTCAAGAGAGCTATATCGGCTGTTATAGGGGCGAATACAATGCCTCATACACTTATTATAATGGCGATGAGGTCACTTTCACAAAGGACGGCAATACGTCAACATACAGAATGTTCAGCGACACGCCTGTCAAGGGCATTGAGCCGACAAACACTCTTTATTGGCAAGTCGTTGCTCAGGGTTCAAAGGGGGCTGACGGAACTTCTGTTAAAATCAAGGGTCAGGCTTACGCACATTATTCAACAATGGAAGAATGGGATCAAGACAGAAGAAAGCCCGTTGTCCTGATTGATAAATATACGCTGACATCGGGGGAAACGACCGAGGATAAATATTGTGTTGTCAAGAAGCTCGGAAGACCATTTGCAGGAGCGGCTGAGGGTTGGATTACCGTTTACGCCGAGGAGGGGGACGCTTATATAATGAACTCAGACGATGAAGCCTTGAACGGTTGTATGTATGTGCCTCAGACAGACAAATGGCAAAACGTGGGTCGAATAAAAGGCGACAAAGGCGACACGGGTCAAGACGGCGCAGCGGGTAAGTTCACTGAACTACGTTACGCCAAGAACGGCTCAACAACAACGCCGCCCGCCCTCTCAAAATCAAGCCTGAACCCGTCAGGGTGGATTACTGAGGTGCCAACGGTTGCAAGCCTTGAATATCTGTGGCAGACAACAGCCGTGAAGTCAGGTGACGGCAAGACGCTTCTTTCTCAGTGGTCAAACCCCGTGAGAGTAACACCGTACAACGGCATTGACGGTCAAGACGGCGCAGACGGTAAGGACGGAACAAACGGGCGTGGTATAAGAAGTGTGACAGAGTACTACGGGGTCAGTCAGAACAGCAATGTTAGACCAACCGTTTGGTCTATTTCTTCTGTGCCTACACTCTCTGAGACAAACAAGTATCTTTGGAATTATGAACGCATCTTTTATACTGACGGCTCTTCTGTCACGACTCCCGCTGTTATTATCGGCTGTTATGGAGATAAAGGGCGTGGCATTGTTTCAATAACAGAAATGTACCTTGCCACGAACCTCTCAACGGGCGTGACAAAGAACACTATTGGTTGGAGCAGTTCTGTTCAGGATATTTCTGCCTCGCGCCCGTACTTATATAATTATGAGATTATAAAGTACTCAGACAACACAACAGAAGAGACAGACGTTGCCCTGATTGGACGTTGGGGAATGGACGGAGAGAACGGTCAAGACGGAGCATCGCCCGCCCCCATATTCCGAGGAAATTATTCTTCAACAAAGTATTATTATGGCAATCCTCATAGAGTGGATATTGTCAAATATAACTCTGTCTATTATGTGGCAAGAATTGACGCTCCAAGCGGCTCAGGCGGTTTTGTTGGTCAAGCCCCGACAAACACGAACTATTGGAATCCCTTTGGGGCTTCTTTTGAGAGTGTCGCAACACAACTTCTGTTGGCTGAAAACGCCAATATTGCGGGGTGGGTTTTCAGGAACGGGAAACTGTATTCTCAGAACAATTCCTGTTACCTTGACGGGAAAACAGGAGACGTGAATATCCAAGGTAACTTCACTGGTAAAATATCAACCGTTAATGCGGGTAATAGAATTGTGATTGACCCGTCTTCAAATTCAATAATAATATATAACCAAATTCTCGGAAAAGATATTGAAATAATGAGAATTGAGGCTGAGGATATTGGTTTTGGGTTACGCCGTCCTAAGATAACAATGAATGAACTTTCAACTGAAACAGGCGGCGATATAATGAACAAACTTATAGTTTCTGCCTATGAAATTGGACTTTATCGCCATGGGATAGGAGATAACCTTGTCCCGATGTTTCAGGTAACAGGAGGTTGGAATACAAAAAAAGTTATTCTGTCAGATTATGTTTTACCGTCTTCAAGACCCTCAACAAAAGGGCAAATTTATCGAAATGGAGACACACTTAAAATAGTTACTTAATCAATATAAAGAAACATGAAAAGAAAAGTAATCGAATGGTTCTCAAAGAGTAATCGTGGGAAACATTTTGTCGGCGGGGTCTTGATTGGGCTTGGGGCTGACGATTGGTATTGTGCCTGTTATACGGGTGCGGGTGTGGGGGCTGCCCTTGAACTGAAAGACGTTCTTTATGGCGGCTCTTGGGATTGGATAGACTTCGCCCTGACAGCGGGCGGGGCGGTTGTCGGACATTCAATCAGGGTTGTGCTATGAATGAGGTTCAACAAGTTACAGAGATAGCCAAAGGCATAAGCGACTATGGCTTAATGGCTGTCACGGCGGCTTTCTTTCTTCTTCTGTCGGCGGCGATGATGATAGCCATTTTCAGGTGGTTCAAATCAATGATTAACCGCATGTTAGAACAGCAAGAATGCCTGAGACAGTTGTTAGACATTCTTCAAGACAACAACGCAGCGATAAAAAACCTTGCTGAACGTCTTGAACCTGAGACACAGATGCGCATCAGAAACCTGACGGGGTTTGCTTTTGACCTCACTGTGGAACAGGTCTGCCGCCTTATTAAGAGGGTCAGAAAAGAAAACCACATCATCGACCATGAGGCAACGGCAGAGAAGATACGAAAGTCTCTCAAAGTCATTCATGAAGACAGAAACAGCCGCTTTGACCCGTTCACATACCACGGGAAACCGCTGTCAGACTTCTGCGCCCCTGAATGGGTTGAAGACGTGGCAAAGGTCGTTGAGAGTGAAATCTACAATGCGGACGGGGAAAACAACGCCCGTGCTTACACGAATGTTAAACTTGCGTATGATAATATCAAAACAGAGTTTTATCAACGCTTAAACGGTTAAAATGATATGATAGTAATTATTGACAACGGTCACGGAGAAGACACAGCGGGCAAGCGTTCTCCTGACGGAAGACTGAGAGAGTACGCCTACGCCCGTGAGATTGCCAAGCGTCTGCAGTGTGCTTTATGCCATGAGCTTGGGGCGGGTCACGTTTATCTCTTGACCCCTGAAACAAACGACATCAGCCTGAAAGAACGCTGTCAGAGGGCGAACAACCTCTGCAAGGCTCACGGGGCTTCAAAAGCTCTGTTGGTCTCAATTCACAACAACGCAGCGGGGGCTGACGGCAAATGGCATGAAGCCCGTGGGTGGTCGGCACACGTCTCTCTGAACGCCTCTCAAAAGAGTAAGACGCTCGCAACATGTCTTGCTCAGGCGGCAGAGAAAAACGGGCTGAGAGTGAGAAAATACACGCCACAGCAGCCGTTCATCACTCAGAACCTCGCTATCTGCCGAGATACAAGCTGCCCCGCCGTTCTGACTGAGAACCTTTTTCAGGACAACAAAGAAGACGTAGATTTTCTTCTGAGCGAAGAGGGCAAGCAGCTCATTACAAAGGTTCATGTGGACGGCATTCTGTCTTATATCAAAAGCGTGAAGAAATGACAAAGAAACTGTTCATCTTATTGGCGGCGGTCTCACTCATGTGGGGCTGCTGCCCTTGCCGAAACCTGACAACAGAAACAGACCGTCAGGACAGTACCCGTGTTGAAGTCAGGACGCAGACAATTCTCGTTCCTGATACGGTCTTTCTTGAAATACCCGCTCAGACGGCAGAGCGCACAACCCGTGACAGCGTTTCACACCTTGAAAACGAATATGCCACCTCTGACGCTCGCATCAACCCTGACGGCTCTCTGTTTCACGATCTGCGGACAAAGCCTCAGAAGAAAGCCATTGAGACGGACAAGAAGATTGAAAAACGGGACAGCGTGGTCTATCGGAACAGATACCTGAAAGTCAAAGAAAAGGTTTCAGTTCCCCGTGACCTGACAAAGTTTCAGAAATGTGAAATCTTCGGTTTTTGGTTCTTGTTGGCAATCTTCGCCTTGGTTGTGTACCTGAAACGGCTTCAAAAACAGTGAAAACGCTAAAAATGATTAAGCCGTAAGCACAAAAATCGGAAATTCTGTCGGAATTAAAAAAGAAATTCTTACCTTTGTGACAAAATTTGAAAATATAGCGTTTGCTATTGTTTTGAGGGTCAAGAAAATCGCCAAAATTTCAGACAGCCTTAAAAGCAATGGTAGATGCCCACGTATATCGTGGGCATTTTCCTTGTAGGCTGTTCGGGTGTTTGGCGATACCTCTTGACCGACAAGGGGATGCCCACGTTTTTACGTTGGGTCTCTGTGACAACGGCGAGCCGTGTTTTGCAAAGGTACAAAGTTTTAACGTAAAAACAGCAGATATGGATTTCAAAGATTCGATTAAACAAATATCTGAGCGCATTGAAAGTCTGAAAGACAACTTGAAGACAGAAGAAGCAACGAAGACGGCTCTCATTCTGCCTTTCCTGAGTGCTCTCGGCTATGACGTGTTCAACCCATTGGAGGTGTTACCTGAAATGAGTTGTGACATCGGTATGAAAAAGGGCGAGAAGATTGACTACGCCATTCTGAAAGACGGCGAGCCGATTATTCTCATTGAGTGTAAACATTGGGAGCAAGACCTGAACCTTTATGACAACCAACTGATACGTTATTTTAACGTGTCAAAGGCAAAGTTCGGGGTCTTGACAAACGGCATAATATACAAGTTCTACACAGACCTTGCCGAGCCTAACAAAATGGACGAGAAACCGTTCTTGGAAGTGAACCTCCTTGAAATGAAAGACGCTCAGGTCGAAGAGTTGAAGAAGTTTCATAGGTCTTATTTTGACGTTGACAACATTCTCAGTTCGGCAAGCGAGCTGAAATATATGGGCGAACTTAAAACCGCCATTTCAAAGGAGTTCGCGAACCCCTCTCCTGACTTTGTGAGGTTCTTCGGGAAACAGGTCTATGACGGCGTTTTCTCCCAAAAGGTTCTTGAACAGTTCACAGCCCTGACAAAACGTACAATCGGCAGTTATATAAACGACATTATTTCTGACCGTCTGAAAGCGGCAATCAAGACAGATGAAGAAGCAACCGCCACAGAACAGAAGACAGCCGAGAAGACAGAAGAACAGCCCACAGAGCCTGAGACAAACGAGGACGGCATTGTGACAACAGAAGAAGAGTTGGAGGCGTTCTTCATCGTGAAGTCTATTATCCGCAGCGTTGTGACCTCTGACCGCATCACATACAAGGACACACGATCATACTTCGGGGTTCAGATTGACAACAATGTGCGGAAGACGGTTGTCCGCTTCTACTTCAACCAACAGAAGAACAAGCGCATTGCCATTATCTCAGAAGACAAGTCAGAACGTATGTATAAGGTTCAGACCCTTGACGAGATATACAATTACGCAGATGAACTGACAGAAGCGGCGAAGAGATACGTCTAAACAGCCCAACAGCGATTGCGCCCGTATGTCGGCGTAAGTTTGTTCAGGTGATAACTTACACGAGATTGAAAAGTAAAGCCCACATGCGGCGTATTCGAGAAAAATAACTATCTTTGCCCTCAGAGGGCTTGAAGAGGGGTCGAAAAGCCCCTCTTTTTTCATTTTTGTTGCTGTTTTGTTGCTCTGACAGACTGTTAAACAGTCAAACCACGTTATAAATCACTGATTTACAAGTTATAACAAAAGTACTGCGTGGGAAAGTAACCTTTCTGCATCGGCAAGTGATTGCCTATTAAAAACACTCAACAAATCTCACATTCTATAGTTAAAGCGCTCACACCGAGCGCTTTTCTTTTTTGCGGTCACTCTCGATACAAATCGATGATGACCGTTTTTGCGTCTATTTTCGTACAGTAACCTTATACTGAGAAGTTTCTCTTTAAGTACAGGCCTCGTAGGCTCACTGGTAATAAGTTCTTGCACGAACAATTCACCAACATCAGAAGTATATACTGATTTACCAGAATTGTTCATGAACTTTACAATTCCACTTGTCCATAATCGTTGGATTTCTTTGATGCGATTTGGTGTATAACCTCTCGCGGAAAGATAATCAACACATCTGTTGATTAATGTTTGAATTTCCTGTTGTTCCATAGGTCTAATATTTATGATTGAACATATATTATTAGACCGTATTTATTATGGAAAGTTATAATGTAAAGTAGATAAATTCATATTACGTGGATATTCGTATTTTCAATTGGAATTAGAAAAAGACTTTTCATAATAAAGTTGTATTCATAATCGTATGCATCAAGCACTTTGAGGGCTTACATACTTGGAAAGACTATCCGTATGTGGGCTACGGGCATAAACTATTGCCCGGAGATAAATTCATTCCTGCAATGAAGGAACGGCAGGCGGATTCCCTGCTTCGGGCAGACCTGATGAAGCGTCTGATGATGTTCAGGGACTACGGCTCGGTGCGGGCAGGTTGCTGGGATACGGCAAGCATCCCAAGAGCAGATTATTACGGAAGATAGAGTCGGGCGACAGGAATTTCTACCGTGAATTTGTCTCTTTTTGCAGATACAAAGGCAAAGTTCTACAGGGGCTTGTCAAATGACGAAAGGTGGAGTTTTCCCTCTTAAATACGCCTTTTGCGACATTTTTATGCTCCGCAAGGGGCGTTTTCTTGCCGTTTTATTCGGCTTTATCGCTATGAGATGATTTTTAAATAATAACTGATAGTAATATTAGTTCAAATATAGATTCTTTCATAGATTGTCATGGGGGAGCACTTTAGTCGATTATTTCCAAATTAATTCTTAAACGGTTTAAAAAATTCTCTTCTCCATTTTATCATGAACTTCACGCAAGTTCTTCATTAATTCAATGACGGGGGCACTGATGCTCTCTGACTCAGGAATGATAGGGTCATCGTCCCACTCCAATGCATTTCTCGTTGGTTCATGCGCAGAAACTTTCCATGCATCGGTAATGATAACCTTTTTAAGTTCGATGGCTTCGCTAAAATCAATGTTCATATTTACATGCATCTGGTCGTCAATTGCTACTGCCACAAGCTGGCAATTGCCAAACCGAGAATATACCCGTTCAAAATTATCAAGATTCGACGTGTCATTTGGAGTCATTGTGTGCTTCCGACACATTACAGCTATATATTGCCCCTCCGTGATATGGTCCAAGGGTATCTCTGGTGCCACACATGCTCTATACCATGAGGGATGTTGTTTGTCGATGCCTCTTATCAGATGCAGTTCTACACTTGATTGACCTTTTGCTATTTTTTCTTTCCATTCATGGATGATTCTTTTGCCTGCCTCCAAGTTCTTGAAGGCCAGGCCTACTATAGGTGGTGTCGCAAACCATTGGTCGTACATGAAGCACACCCCCGTCCATCCAGCCTTATCCCACCATTCCATAGTGCTGGAGATACTGAATGTTTGTACACCTCGCTGTTCTGTATGTGGGTTCTGATCTGTTAACGTTTCTCCCTTTGTATCTGCCTTGCATACATAGGTCTTGTCATTTGCATTTTCCCATTGACGGATTGAATACTTGAACTTATCGCCAAGCACATTATAAACCGCGTTGTTCAACTCTAGCAAGGCAATGATTCTGTCCATGATTTTTTCTTTCTCGTGTCGCTGTGCTATCAAATCTTTTACATCTTCGCTCGACACAGTGTTAAGCGACATAAAATATGCCATAAAGAAAGCAAAACAGTGCCAATACGTTTCTCCATCAAGAGTGCCGTAGTTCACGTTAAATACATATTGGTTTTCGTTTTTTCCTCTTTCCATTTCTGATTGTTCATCAGTTGGGGCAATTTCCACTTGAATTTCCGAACTCATTACCACAAGTTCCAGCGTGTCAAAAGTGGCAAGCAGTGTTTCAACTGTTGCCAAAAATGTCTCTGCCACCAGTTGACTTCTAACTGAGTTCTCGTACCTGACAGTGAATCGACAACCCTTTGCCAATGTACTGATAGTGGTCTGACCTTCTTCTGCTATATTAAGAGGGTTAAGGAACTGCTTGTGTATAGGTTGCTGCCTGAGCAATTTGCCCCAATCATCAGTGATAAGATTTACGAATTTCTCATCTACAGACTCTTGGTATCCTAATGCATATTTCAGATAGTTTTCTGAAATGGGCATATCGCAACGTGCAAAAATGTCTGGCAAAACGGAAATAGTTTCTCTCGTGAGGTCGACTGCTGCAAAATGGCAAGCCCAGCCTCCATCGAACAATATATCTTTCTCAACAAATTCTTTACTCTCTATTTCTTGACCATTATGGGCAATGATAAACAACAGTTCTCTCCAGTTGAGATACATCACAAGTCGGCCTATCATCAGCTCTATTTCACACAATTTCCATAGCACGGTAATCAGCAGATGACTGATAGTACCCTGCGTAAAGAACTCCTTGACAAGTATCGACGCAGCCTTTACCAAATACGCCTTTGCACTGTAAGGCAGTTCAAGATTATAAAAAGCTATGCCCATATAGCCGTATGTTTTCACCAGTTCGGTCTCATAGCCTTCTTTCATGAATGCCTGTACACAGTGACCCAAATGCTTTACCACAGGCTTGTATTGCTGCTTGTCTATCAAGGTCTGTGCACGATTGAAATGTATTATGGCACCCTCTACCTCAGATTTACGCAGAGACGAAATCTCCGAAATCTTGTCAATAAGTTTCTCATATTCCTCGTTATCATCTATCACGCGTCCAATCATTTCAACTATGGTTGTCTGTGCGTCAAAACTGATGTCTGGATAGTTGGCACTTGTCTCTATCAGTTCTGCCAGTTTCTTTAACTCAAGCGTCGGGTCTTGTGCATATTGTACCATTTGGAGCAACCGATGTTCAGAAAAGAAGAGTTCGAGGAACAGACGGCTCGCCTGCGACAGATCTTCGCGCTCCTTTATCGCCTTTAAATCTTGTATTTCCTTCCCGAACCTTTCGGAATCAAACAAACCTACTCTTGCCGCATTTTCCAAATTGGTGAGGATATTGGCCATCAGCTCTATCGTATGCACAGTTGTATGCATATTAGCATACTCCTTTAGCTTCAGATAATCTGCATACATTGCATTCACATCGTGAAACCAGAAAAACGATGTCCAAGCATGATTATACGTTATATTGAACCGTTGCACGGAAGTACCGTGTACTTCTGCTTCTCGCTGCGCACGGTTGAAGCGACCTTCAGTCTCCATCCGAGGGCGTTCCAGGCCTCTGCTTAATAGGCAGGACTGGAGTAAGTCATCAATATAGTCCGTATCTAGGCTTTCTACTTGCCGTGACAGCAAGTCATTCTCTAACTTCTCCAGTTCTTCTTTTCTGCGCTTATCATTAGTGCCTTCTTTGACGGTCTTTCTCTTGTAGTCTTCAGAAAAGTTCAGTTTCTCGGTGGCAACATCATAGCAGCCTTGTTCAAACACTGCAAACTGACACCACTTACCATCGAAGATACTCACGGCTACACCGTATTGTTTCGATAGTTCATCCTCGACCTCCTGACGTTTACTTGACTTGATTTTCTGACTAGAGAAGAATACCACCTTCGTATAGCCACGTCCAGTCTCTACAGCTTTCTTGACATCGCCCTCTATCTTACTTTTCCAGTTCTTCTGTACACTGATGGCTATCGCCCATTTATGGTCGCCAGTACTGCCTTCAGACACCCACCATCTGTCTGATATTGCTTTGTCGACAGGATACGTCTCTCCATCCACCTTACCATCACCTCCGCCATCGGGACCGGTCTGCGGTTTTATGTTGGGTGTCACCAGTCGTGCTGCCAGCACTAAAACAAAGTTCTCAAACTCCGACTGTTTCTTATCCTGCGAGAGCTGTTGCAATTTCAGGTCAAAGAGTTCAGGAGTGAGCTTAGTCTCGTACACGACCTCCGTGTCCGAGAAGAGATTATTTCTCAGACGCCGATAATACGAGAAAATATCCTGCTGCGCCGTTACCAAATTATCTTCAAGTTCCAGTGTATCGTTAACTATAGGTTCTTCCATTAATCGAGTTGTAAGTGACTCATAGAAGATTCGAACTTCTGCCTTCCCCTTCAGGATAGCCACGATTCTGTGCCTATCCTGAAGGGGGATGAACTACCACTATTCTAATGAGTCGATTATATTGTTTATTGTCAATTTGTCAAGAGTATATCCATAAAGGCTTTTTACACAGTTTGACACATAGGTATGAAGTCTTTTTGTCCTACCTTCGTGAAGGAACCTTACATATTGTGGAATCAGTTTGTCCTTGTTACTAAGCACTAACTGCTTCCAATCAATGTGAGGTAATAGGCTAACCGTCAAAAGGTCTGCAATATTTTTAATATTTGCTGTGCATAGAATAAAGTCGTCAAACGACAACTGTGATTTTTCATTTGGTTCGTTGAGAGTCGGGTAAAAAGCAGTAATAGCTATTTTATCGATAGCTTTGTATTCTTTCTCGTAGTCTTGATTCAAGCTATGGGCCACGTCATTACGCAACAACCTGTAATAGTCATATAGGTCTTTCTTAAACCTCTCAATTGAAGGGCTAATCCCATTTTGCGAAAGTGCGTCCAAAAGCTTATCAAACTTTGAACCATCTATTTTGCTTAATGCAAAAGCAGGGCCTATTAAGAACCTCACATCATCAACGAAATCCGTAATGAACTCATCAAAACTCGCATTCGGGAACACAAGATAACCCTGATATTGTTTCTTCCTGAAGTTCGCAAGACTTATGCTATTCAACCTCACCCCAGTAGCAGTAGAAGTGCGGCTAAGAAAGGCATCGAAAGACTCCTTCTTGACATCGAAAGTACCAAGATAATATCTACTGGCCACCTCTTGGTACTCGACTAGTGCATCATACTGACCCAATGTCAGCCAGAGTTTACGGCTTGATGGTATGTCAAACGTTGTCTTCCTATATGTTGAACGGTTCCTATCCATATGCTATTGGAAAGCCCTCCTAGCTTAATGCGAGTTTAAAGAGTTTTAATTATCTATAATTAAAGACTTAGCAAAGCCTGCTGTAATTCATAGTGTGAAAACACTATGAATTACAAACAAAAACTGCCATAATAATCAATAGCAAAGTTACAGATTTTTTTTGTATGGCAGATGATTTCTGCAAGTTTTTTTCACCTCTGCTTCGGGATAGGAGAAAACTTGCGCCACTGCTTCGCAGTAAGCCGTCTGTTTAGGAAACTGTTTGAT